CCAAGCTCTTTAGCGGCTTCTTGACTGCTCTTAGTTGGTTGCAGCAACGTGCTTAACGTGGCGCCAAGACCAGTAAATGCAACTTCAGCCGTTGCGCCGTTTTTGGTTGCAGCCGCGATAAATGCGTTGACTTCATCTAGACTGACACCGGCAACTGCAGCAATTGACGCAACGCGGCCCAATTGGCTCGTGTAATCGGACCATTGAACTTGGCCATATTCAATCGCCTTGCTGATGCTATCCGTGACTTTAATGGCATCATTACCGCTCATGCCATAAGCGTTAAGCGTTTTGGTTGTAACTTCAACCACGCTGGTCACATCAACCAATCCACCAACGGCGGCCTTAGTCGCGGCTTCAACTACTTTTGCGTTTTGTGCGGTTTCAGTAAATCCAGCCGATAACGCCTGATAACTTGCCGCTGCAAGCTCAGCTTTACCCGCAATGCCATCTACATTTTTGCCAACTTGATCTAATGCTTTGCTAAGTCCTTGAACATCGCCGCCAACAGTGCCAAGCCTTCGCAAATTCGTATCAAGCCTTGCTACGTCATTGATAATTTTGCCCAACGCAAACGTGGCGCCAAATGCTGTAGCAAGCCCAGCGAGAGATCGAGTGAGTCCTTGCGCAGCCTTGTCAAGCGAAGATGTACGATTCTGAACTTCACGCAGCTTGCCGACAGCGCCACGCGAATCAACATTGATTGCTACGTTGGCTACTGCGCTCACGGCTGGCGACCACTACCTAACAGCAGTCTACCGCCGTCGTTTCATCCGCGCTTCTTGCTCTTCGTTGTACAACTCAAAATAAACTGACCACAACACGACTTCTTCTGCCGTCATTTCTTGATTCAGCTTGACAAGGGTGTAGCCAAGCTCTTTAGCCACACCCATTTGGAGCCGCAACAGGTGATCCTGCTTCAGCTCCCGTTTCAGTTTTTTGCGTCTACCTCGTCCTCAGTATCCTCGCTGATCACTGCCAACATCAGTGCTTGCAAATCGGCGTCACGGACTTCGTTTTTCAGTTCTGCAATTTGACCAGCCTGAAACAGGCGCTGCCCGTTTTCGTCCATAGCCTTTTGCACCAGAAGCTGTAACGCAAAGGCATTCACGTCATCACCGGCAGGCTTTTGAGCGCGTTCCCGCTCAGCCATCGTTAGAGGTGTACGGTAAAACTCAAACTGATCGCCGTTGCTAAGCTCAACGGTTTTTTTGACGGGGACAAGGTTTGCTGCCTTTTTCAGGCGATCCAATGCGGACAGCTTTGCGGTCATGCTCAAAAAATATCCTGTTCGTTGTTACTCTAGCAACAAAAAAGCCCCAGCATTGCCGGGGCTGCTTTCTCTCCAATGACAGCGTATCAAGCGCTGGTGCTGAAGTCAAAGCTAGGAGCACCGGTCGGACGGAAGGTGATCTCGACCTGCTGAGCATCATCAGGGTTGATGTTCAGGCTAGCGGTCAGTAGCACGGCATCCATGCTGATGCTGCGGCTCAGAGCTTCGGTACCCTGTTTGTCGGTGTAGAGCTTGAAAGCACAACCGACTTGGTTCCGCTGCAGCACATCCTCGACCATGCGGTTGGACAATGCGGCATCCTCATCGGTCACGTAGACCGTAGCGGTGCCGCTGCCATCGGCAAAGCCAGGAATGTAAGCGCGGAACGGAGCGTACTGCGTACCGACCTGACCGATGGTGGTCACGTCGATTTCAGAACGGCTGATCTCAAAGCTCCAGCTTTGCACCTGCCCGACAGCAGCGTAATCGGCGTAGGCCACTTGGAACTCGTTAGGAGCATTGGCAGTGCCATCATCGGTGATGGTGATGGTCGAGCCGCCAAGGGAAGCAGACACCTGCAGCACACCGGTGGAAGCGGTGTAGCTGATGACGTAGTAGGTGGTACCTCCGGTGATACCAGAAGGCAGGGTGCCAGTGCCGGAACCACCAGTTTGAGAATTGACAACGCTGAACACCACAGGATCACCAACCTGAAGATTCAGGTAAGGTTGCACCGTGATTTCATCATCGGCGACAGCAACGTCAGACTCACCGAACGTGCCGGTGGTCCCTGCGGGCTTGTAGTACAGAGCGCCGGACGTACCGGACAGAACGGTGACGGCCATGATAGGGAAAAGAATGAATGGCTAGCTCTAGTCTAAATACGCTTCAAAGGTTATGCTCAGTTGCGTCTGGAAATAGGCCGCCTCTGGTTCTGATGGTGTGATGACGTTTGGCCCTGATGCCGCATCGAAAATAATGCTAGATACAGTTTGACGATCAAATAAATCCTTGATGCGTTCAGCAATGGTGTAATTTGCCGCTGCACCAACACCAACAGGCGTAAACGTATTGACCGTCAACAATCCGTTTTGTTTGTTGAAACCAGTGCTAGGACCGATGAGTGTGGCATAGCTATTATCACCAAACGTCAGCGATACCTGCAGCCATGGCAGGTTGTTTGGTGGTGTAAACGGGACGTTAGGGTAAGCGACGGGATAAGACGGCGCTGATGCCATCTCAGTGGCAATGCGGCCTTCGATAGCAGCGCGAACGTCGTTGTAGGTGCTACTCACGATTCCCTCCCGATGCGGTCAGCATTTTTCTTAATAAAATCTTGAATGTCTTTAGCAACCATGTTAGGGATGTAACCCTTTTGGATCTGGTTACCCTTAGATCGCCAAGTGCCATTCCACGATGGCGGCAGGTTATTGCCTGTTAAAACTGGTTCGACGTATGGCAGGTTGTTGTGAACGCTGTAGACGTTGCCGAGCTTCTCTTGCGAGTAGTTGGTGCGATCCGGTGGCGTGATGGCGCCATTGTATCGCCCCTCGGGCTTGATGCCACCAGGCGCTGAATTTTCACCAATCTGCCAACTGGCGCGCAGCCTGCCAGTATCAACCGGGCTGGCTTCCTTGACACGCCTGTCAGTTTCAAGCACAGCAGCACGCAGCAGCTTCTCAAACTGCCCTTCGATGTAGTTACCGATCTGCGATAGCGGGATGTTGCGCGCCATTGCTATGCCCTCAGGATCAGTTCGTAGGTGATGGGCTGGTTGTCCTGCTCAATCGTGGCGATACGAACCACTTGATAGGTGACACCGCTGATGATGATGCGATCGGCGGTGGTAGGCGCTGCGTTGACATCAGCCGCTGCGATCGTCAGCCTGCGGTCACCGGCTTGGATCAGATCACCAACCTCACGAGCGCTGACATCCTCCAGCACGCCTTTGACGGATGTGTCAGACGCGGCCTCTGACGCGGTGCCGGTCGCTGGGTTGTAGATGCCAGGCGTCACCGTGCGCAACGTGACATCACCGCCAAACTTGCTCATCAGCTTGGTGGCGGTCTTTCGTAGCGAGCCTGCAAGTGCCATCAGATTTTGTAGGCGATACACGCCCCATTCTGCAGCTTGATGCTGGTGAAGTATCCTTCCAAGCTGGCGCATTGATCCACTGACGCACCGGCAAAGTTGTTGTCAATGACGTTTTTGCTCAGAATGGCATCGATCGTGCTGCTTTCGTAAAAGCAGATGTGGCTGAATTTGCCGGTATGCGCCGCTGTATCATTGATGATCTCAGCGCCGATGCTGTAATCAATTGGAGCGTGGCCGCCGCGTGCTTTAGACATGATCAGATGTGGTAAGCGATGACAGCGCCGCCATTGTTAAGAGTGAAGGCAGTGAAGACACCTTGGATCTCGAAACCAGCCGGTAGGCTTTCACCTACGATACTGTTACCAGTCCAGTTCTGAGCAGTCAAAGCAGCGAAGCTGGTGTTGTTTTTCAGGATCACGATGCGACGCCACCGCCCGGCATAAGCTGATGTGTCATTGACAAATTCAGCGCCGATGCTGTAAGACGGATCAATCAGCGTCTGATATGCCATGATCAGCTCCGTTTGACAGCGATGTTACCTGGTCCACTTATTCTAAGCCCAGTCAGGTAACGCTCAACCATTGGCGGGATGCGATCAGCGCCAGTAGCGCCGTATTGATTGGGCGTCACGTCAATGCTGCCGATCTTGACGTTTTTGTAATCCTCCAATCCTGACAACCCAATGCCGTCTTTGTTGTTGTTTAGGTAAACCGCCAACGTAGCCTGAGCTTCCTTGATCTGTTGCGGGATCTCGGTATCCGTAAAGTAATCAGTGGTGATCCTGAACGGAAACCCAACCGCATAAGTGTTGATGTAGGTATCAGGCTTCCGTACACCAGTACGCGGCCACTGTAAAGCCTGGGTGTCAGTAGCCCTTGCACCTAAATACCGCTCACGATCCAGTCGTTGCGTTGCGGTGTAAAGCGCACGATTCTTTTGATCTGTCGTAGCAGTGCCCCACGCCACGACATCATCGCTTTCCACAAGGCCATCGATGATGGCCTGCGCGTCATTCAGCGTCAGGTAAGAGTTTGCGTCGGCTGCGTTTGGTGTTGCCACTAGCACGATCGCCATTGGTTGAATCCTCTTGTGTCACGATTGGCTCTGCCTGAATGGAAAAAGAGGCCGCTGCCTTGGCAGCAGCCTCACGTTCCCGCAGTCGCCGGAATCCAAACATTCCCATCAGTGGGTGCCGCTGGGCATGGAGTACATAGTAATAGCCTCGGAACCGCTTGCGATAGCGGTGACGCGACCGATGAACTCACGCGTAGATGCAGCAGCAGCAGTGTTGGTGTTGTCTGCATCAAGCGTCACGCCGGTGCCGCCGACAAGGGTCATGGCGTAAGTAGCAGCAGCTTGGTTCCGCAGGATCATGCGGAACGTAGTGCCAACACGTACACCGGAACCGAGTTCAGCAACGATCGCAGCTGCCGTAGCAGTGGTCACGTTGCGGCCAGCGGTGGGGGTCATCACCACCAGGCTATTGACCGACTGGGCGGCGGTCAGGGTGGTGGCCTCATCAGAGGCAGCAACCAGCTCAATGCTGGCGTTCATGCGGTCAAAGACCGGCTGCTCCAGTTCAAAAATGGATGCCATTGTTAGTTACCTCAGTCGAAGTTGGAGACGTTAGTGGCGCGCACGATGCCGATGTTCTTCAGCTCGTACACCTTCGACCAGTTACCAACAGTGGCCAGCGCAGTGCGATCTGGGTTGATGGTAGCGCTGGTCCAACGTGCGCCAACCGGGTGGTAGACGTAATGCAGATCGATCGACATGGCATCGCTCTTAGCGAGGATGTCACGATCGGTTTCGGTTTGCATCATCAGCTGCTCACCAGAAGCGACGGCGCCGTTAGTGAAGAAGTAAGTGGCGTACTCGGTGGAAGCACCGGAGCCAGTTACGTTTACGTCATCGGAAACGATCACGCGCAGACCCATGAAGGTCGGAACGGAAACATTACCGAAGGCGTTCTGGATGCTGCCAGCGAAAGCGTCCTCAGCGGTGCCGAGAGCGGTTTGGCGAGCTTCGCCAGCGGTCACGTAATCAATGGCGCGACGCTCAACAAGGTCGTAGTAAACCTTGGAGTGCATGGCCACAGCAGTCAGCTTGTCGCCCTGATCGCCAAGGATGGCGCGGGCTTGAGCAACGTGACGGGGAGACAGTGCAGTAGGAGTGTCACCGCTTTCGGAATCGATGCAGAGATCGAAGAAAGCAGAGCTGCTGGTGTTGGCGTTCAGCGAACCGAACACACCGCCGAGGCAGGACAGCAGATCCTTCTGGCGTTGATTGGAGACATACGCAGCAACCTTGACGCCGATAGCAGCCATGGGGTCGGAACCAGCAGCCAGAGCCGCAAGGTCACGAGCCTCAAAAGCACGACCGCGATGCAGGATCACGCCGACTTGCTTATCGGCTTCGATCTTGCCAGGCGTCAGGCTGGAGCTGTCAGACAGCACCTCGAAATCACCGGAAAGGTTTGCTTTCCAGAAAGGCACTTGGATGGTGTCACCACCTTCGGTGGCGTTGAGTTCTGCCATCGGTTGCACCACACCGCTA